CTCGATAATAATATATAGCGCATTCTGCGACGATTCGAGGCGAGATGACGGGAGATGGCAAGAATAAATTGGATATTGCGATATTACCAACAAGTTAAGAATGGGTCCGTCATCGTTGGCCGCTGGATTGTGGCATTACTCGAGTATATTGTCCATGGCCTTGAGTCCGGGGAGTTCTTTTTTGACCAGGCAAAAGCCTCGAACGCCATTGAGTACATCGAAAAGCACGCATTTCATACGGAGGGACCGAAGGCGCCCGGGAATCTTGTCTTGGAGGTCTGGCAAAAGGCGTTTCTCTCCTGCGTTTATGGGATCGTTGATAAAGACGGACACCGGCAGTTCCGGGAAATACTGCTCGTCATCGGTCGGAAGAACGGTAAGACTCTACTTGCCGCTGGAATGGAAAAATATGACTGGTTTGTCACAGGTGGATTTGGAGCGCGGTGCTTCAATGTGGCCCCGAAACTCGATCAGGCTGATTTGATCTATAACTCGATCTGGATGATGACCACGATGGACCCGGAATGGCAGGAGCGAAAAGAGAAGCTGGAAGATGCCAAGAAACGTCGCGAGTACGGGGATGATCCGGAGCTTGCACGGCACCGGATGACTGATCTGTTTATCCCAGCAACAAACAGTATGGTAAAAAAGATTGCCTTCAGTGCAAAGAAGTCCGACGGATTCAACCCCAGCTTTTGCACCTGCGACGAGATCGCCGCATGGGAAGGGGACAAGGGTCTGAAGCAATACGAGGTCATGAAGTCCGGAATGGGCGCGAGGCCTGAAGCAATCCTCCTGTCATGCACTACGGCTGGATATGTCAACGGCGGGATTTATGACGAACTGATCAACAGATCGACACGGTTCCTGATGGGGGAGAGCAAAGAAAAGCGCCTCCTGCCGTTCCTGTACATCATTGATGATGTCGAGAAGTGGAACGACATCAACGAGCTATACAAGAGCAATCCTAATTTGGGCGTGTCCGTTACTGTGGACTATCTGCTTGAAGAAATAGCGATTGCGGAAGGCAGCCTTTCAAAGAAGGCGGAATTTCTTACAAAGTATTGCAATATTAAGCAATCAAGTTCGCAAGCATGGTTCCCCGCTCAGGTGGTGGAGGCGGCAAGCGGCGACTCTTTGAATCTGGAAGATTTCGCCGGGAGTTACTGTGTTGGCGGCATCGATCTGTCCCAGACACGAGACCTGACCGCTTGCACGGTCGTGATCCAGAAGGCCGGCAAACTGTACGTGTTCGCGAAGTTCTTCCTTCCTACGGAGAAGATCGATGAGGCCATCCAGCGTGACGGTGTGCCATACAACATCTACATTCAGCGTGGACTCCTGCAACCTTCCGGGGATAACTTTGTTGACTATCACGATTGCTATCAGTGGTTCGTTGACCTCGTTGAAAAATATAAGATACTCCCGCTAAAAGTGGGATATGACAGATACAGCGCACAATATCTTGTTCAGGATATGAAGGCCTACGGGTTCCAGATGGATGACGTATTCCAGGGCGAAAACCTCTATCCGGTGATCCTAGAGACGCAGGGGCTCCTGGAGGACGGCGTAATCTGTATCGGGGATAATGATTTGTTGAAAATGCACCTGCTTAATTCCGCCGTAAAGATGTCGGTGGATAGAGGCAGGGGGAAACTGGTTAAACTGCAGCCGTCGCTCCATATCGATGGTTGCGCGGCTCTCCTCGATGCGATGACCGTCAGGCAGAAATGGTACAGCGAGATCGGGGAGCAACTCAAGAACGAATGAGAGGTGATGAAAAGATGGGACTGTTTGACAAACTGTTCGGCAAGCGTCCGGAGCCGGTCGGGGACTATGGCGGAGTATTCAGGATGCTGAATTGGTATACCCCCGTTTTTACCTCGCATTCCGGCGGAGTGTATGAGTCGGAGCTGATCCGATCGGCAATCAATGCAAGGGCGACTCACATTAGTAAGCTGAAGGTGGAAACACAGGGAGCCGCAAAGCCGGCACTGCAGAACAAGCTCCGGCACGGCCCGAACGAGTTCCAAACATGGGGACAGTTCCTTTATCGGCTGTCGACTATTCTGGACGTCCACAACACAGCCTTTATCGTGCCGGTGTTCGATGATTACGGAGAGCCATCCGGCATATATGCCCCACTTCCGAGCCGATGCGATGTGATCCAGTACGGAGATACGCCCTATCTGCGGTATGAGTTCAGCGGCGGGGACAAAGCGGCCCTCGAGTTATCTTGGTGCGGCGTGATGACAAAGTATCAGTATCACGATGACCTCATTGGGGAAAATAATCATGCGCTCCTGCCTACTCTGGACCTGATCAAGATTCAGAATCAGGGTATCGAGGAAGGTGTCAAATCTGCCGCCACATATCGATTCATGGCGAGCATGACCAACTTCGTCAAGCCGGAAGACCTGGCAAAGGAACGGCAGAGATTCACCCGGGAAAACCTTGCAAGGGATGCCAAGGGGGGCGGGCTCCTGCTGTTTCCGAACACCTACAAGGATGTCAAGCAGATCGACGTCAAGCCGTGGGTGGTGGATGCCGAGCAGATGAAGCTGATTAAGTCGAATGTCTACGATTATTTCGGCGTCAATGAGGACGTGATCCAAAATAAGGCATACGGCGACGCATGGGCGGCATTTTACGAGGGGGCGGTGGAGCCCTTCGCGATCCAGTTCTCCGACGTGCTGACAAAGATGTTGTTTACCTTCCGGGAGCAGTCCCAGGGGAATCTGGTGATGGCGACAGCCAACCGCCTGCAGTATCTCAGCAATAAAGACAAGCTGGAGGTCTCCGCCCAGATGGCTGATCGCGGTTTGATGAGCAGGAATGAGATCAGGGACATCTGGAACTTGCCGCCATTGCCTGAACCGCTCGGATCGCAGATGCCGGTCCGCGGGGAATATTACAATGTAGGAGAGGATGCAAGCGATGAAGGACAATAGAGAATACAGGACAATGGAATTGAGAATTGCAAGTCCTGCCGAGGGTGAGGAGCCGTCGTACATCGTCAGGGGCTATGCCTCCACCTTCGATCCGTATGTACTGTTTACGGATAAGGACGGCATTGCTTACTCGGAGCGCATCGAGCCGACAGCATTCGATGAGGCTGATCTGTCGGATGTTGTGTTCCGGTTAGATCACGAGGGCCGGGTTTATGCCAGGTCATCCGCGGGGACCGTGGAACTCTGGACCGATGAGAACGGACTTGGACAGCAAACAGATTTGAGTAAAACGCAGGCGGCGCGGGAAGTGTTTGCCGACATCGAGGCCGGCAATTATCCGCAGATGTCCTTTGCGTTTACTGTGGCACCGGAGGGCGATAAGTTCGACAGGGCCACGCATACAAGGATTATAAGCAGAATCGCGAAGGTGTATGACGTCTCACCTGTGGCGTTTTCTGCAAATCCAAACACGAGTTTAGGCGTTGCCACTCGCGACTACTTCCACGGAGTGATGGAAGCGGAGAAAGCGGAGAGACTGGAATGCGAGAAACGCGAACGCCGAAAACAGATTATCAGACTATTAACGGAGGTGTGATCTTATGGATATTAAGACCGCAAGTATTGACGAACTCGAGGCCCGCATGGCTGAGATTCGCACGGAGCTGGATGCCCCCGAGGCTGATCTGGATGCCCTGGAGACCGAGGTCCGCAGTATCAAAGATGAGATGGAAGCCCGCAAGGCTGCCGAAGCAAAGCGCGCAGAGATTCGCGCCAAAGTAGCAAACGGTGAAGGCACCGTAATCAAAAAGATCAAAGACGCGGAGGAGAGAAAAGAGATGACCATCGAGGAAATCCGCTCCAGCAAGGAGTACGTTGACGCATATGCAAACTACATCAAGACCGGCAAGGCCGAGGAGTGCCGCGCCCTGCTGACTGAGAACGTCGGTGCGACCGGAACGCTGCCTGTTCCCGTTCTGGTTGATCAGATCGTGCGCACCGCCTGGGAAAATAATGCCCTGCTGTCCCGCGTTCGTCGGACTTACTTCCGCGGCAACGTAAAGACCGCGTTCGAGCTGTCCGCCACCGGTGCCGTTGTGCATACTGAAGGCCAGGACGCACCCGACGAGGAGACCCTGGTGCTCGGTATCGTGACAATGATCCCCGCGAATATCAAGAAGTGGATTCGCATTTCCGATGAGGCCGTGGCGATGGGCGGCGAGGCCTTCCTGCGCTACATCTACGACGAGCTGACCTACCAGATTCTGAAGAAGCTGTCTGAGGAGATCGTGGGCGACGTGGTGGACGCCGCAG